TTTGGTATGAATATGTTTACCGCTGGTTGTTCTAAGACTGTAACCATTACTGAGGGGGAACTAGATGCCCTATCAGTAGCACAGATGATGAAGAGCCAGTACATTAACCCTGTTGTATCATTACCATCTGGTAGCCCTTCTAAGAAGCTGTGGGAGAACTGCAAGGAGTGGCTAGATAGCTTCCAGAAGATTGTGTTGTCAGTAGATAATGATGATACTGGCAATGCCTTAGCTGATCGTGTGGCTAAGTTGTTTCCTAACAAGGTGTACCGAGTACCACACGACAAGTATAAGGATGCTAATGAGTTCCTACAGGATAATGCACATGCGGAGTTCAAGAGTGCATGGTGGAACGCGTCTAAGTATACACCTGAGAATATCTTAAACACTGCTGACCAGTTCCTATCACTATACAACGACACACCAGACCATGTATACGTTCCTACAGGTATCACTGACTTAGATGATAAGATCATGGGGCTTATGCAGGGTCACTTCACAGTGATTAAGGCACCTACTGGCATAGGCAAGACTGAGGTTATGCGTTACTTGGAATACAACATGCTACAGCGTAAGATTCCTATTGCTGCATGGCACCTAGAAGAGACTAAACTAAGGTCACTACTTGGTCTTGTGTCTTATGAGTTACAAGATAATCTCACTAGACGCGACTTGATTGATGAGAAGGGGAGACATGAGGATGTCATAGGTGCAATCAAGGAGATAGCCAAAGACGAGAACTTCTATCAGTTCTACTTAGGTGATGGTCAGGGTACTGATGAACTATGTGATCAAATACGTTTCTTCAGTCAGGCATGTGGATGTAAGTATGTGTTCTTTGAGCCTATCCAAGACGTTGTATCAGGACGATCAGAGGCGTCTAAGGAGGAGTTACTAGCTGACCTGTCCGTAAGGCTCTCTAAGCTATCAGCGGAACTAAATGTGGGCATTGTGACTATCGCTCACACTAATGAAGATGGAGACCCTAAGTACTGTAAGATGATAGGACAACGTGCCAGTGTTATCATTGATCTGTCTAGGGACAAAGAAGCGGAAGACCTTGATGAGAGAAACACAACATACATCACGGTACAAAAAAACCGCCCTTGCAGTGAAGAAGGACGGGCTGGCAGAATGAAGTTTAACAGTGATACGTTCACACTAATGGAGGTGTACTAGTGGTTGAAGCAGAAACAGTGTTCGACATAGAGACAGATGGACTGTTAGATAAGCTGACTAAGATTCATGTGTTGTCGTATCAAACAGCAGCTATGGATGAGCCACGGTCTATCTTTGACTACGATGAAATGAGGGACTTTTTCTTGGAGTACAGTATGGATCATACGTTAGCCTTAGCTGGACATAACATTGTACGCTTTGATATCCCTGCAGTGGAAAAGGTGCTAGGTATAAAGGTCAATGCCAAGCTAGTAGATACGTTAGGACTTAGCTGGTACTTGCACCACAATAGGACAAAGCATGGTTTAGCAGTGTATGGTGAAGAGTATGGTGTACCTAAGCCCAAGGTAGATGATTGGGAAGGACTTTCTAAAGAAGAGTATGCCCATCGTTGTGAAGAAGATGTAAAGATCAATGTGCGCCTGTGGCGTGACCTAAAGCGGAAATTGGAGAAACTATATGAACAGTGAAGCGTGGAGACTTATCGACTACATCACATTTAAGTTAGACTGCGCTAGGGAACAGGAGACCCTACGGTGGAAATTAGATGTAGCTAAAGCCAGTATGCACCTTGCTGAGTGGCAGGGGATGAAAGAGGATAAGGTAGAACAACTAGCCAATGCTATGCCCCGTCATGTACTTACTAAGGTGCAGAACAGGCCCAAGGTGATGTATCGTAAGGATGGTAGCCTAAGCAGTCACGGGGAGAACTTTGAGGCCCTTAGAAAGCAGTACAAGCAGCCTGAAACGGTACAGGGGTTTGTCGTACAGACAGGAGAAGAACGGGGTAATCCTAACTCAGTGTCCCAGATCAAGGATTGGTTGTTTAGCATTGGTTGGCAACCTAGAACATTTAAGTTTGTAAGAGAGAGCAATGGTGATGAACGACAGATTGAGCAAGTCAGGAAAGATGGGGAACTATGCCCGTCAGTTAAGAAGTTGGCTGATAACGATCCTGCTGTTTCTATTCTGGATGGTCTTTCTGTTCTTACTCACAGAATCGGGATACTGAAGGCGTTCCTAGAGTGTGAGGTAGATGGATACCTACAAGCTGGGGTAGCTGGTATGACTAACACTATGAGGTTCAAACATGCTAAACCTTTGGTTAACCTCCCCTCAGTGGAAAAACCCTACGGTACTGAGATACGAGGATGCCTGATTGCTCCAGAGGGTTACGTGTTATGTGGTGCAGATATGACTAGCCTAGAGGATACTACTAAACGTCACTACATGCAGCCGCTTGATCCTGAGTATGTTGCAGAAATGTCACAGCCCGGATTTGACCCACACCTTGACCTAGCTAAACATGCTGGTGTCATTAGCCAAGAGGACATAGACAAGCACAACACAGGAGAACGCAGTTTAAAGTCATTGCGTAAGAACTACAAGGTGGTCAACTACAGTGCCACGTATGGTGTCAGGGAGGCCACGCTGTCTCGTACTACAGGCATGAAGAAGTCAGAGGCTAAGAAACTACTTGCTGCCTTCTGGGATCGTAACTGGTCTGTAGAGGCCGTGGCAAGGGGTGTACGTGTACGAGAACCACAGGGGTTAGGGGGTATGTGGCTAAAGAACCCAGTCAGTGGTTTCTGGTACAGCCTACGAAGTGAGAAGGACCGATTCAGTACACTTAATCAAGGTACAGGTGTCTACTGCTTTGATACTTGGGTTAAGCATTGTCGTAAAGATGGTGTGTTAACGATAGGACAGTTTCACGATGAAATTATCAGTATGGTAAAAGAGGGAAAGGAGACACAAGAGAAGATAAGTATGGACGATAGCATTGAACGACTAAATGATGAGTTGCAACTAAATGTACCTTTAGGCATTGATGCTCAGTTCGGAAAGAGTTATGCTGACATACACTAATTTATTTTTGGTGTGTGGTTGCGTAAGTACAAAAAATGTTGCTATATATAAGTACCCGCATAAGGAAAGGAACCCGACATGGGAAAGAAAGTTTACGTTGAGTGTCCAGTTAATTGGGCTAAGTTGCGTGAAGAAGACCGAGACATGGGTAAGAACATGCAGGAAGGTTCTGATGCACGAATCAAGATTGATGAGGTACAAGGACGCTACACTGTGCAACTAATGCTTGATAAGGATACTAAGAAAAAGATGGTATCTGATGGTGTACCTAACAAGGGTATGCAAGCACAGTTGTTTAAGGAGGATCAGGAAGGCACTGAATACTTCTCAGCAAGACGAGGCCACTTTAATCCTAAGTTCAAGGATCAGAACACAGGGGAAATGGGCGTAGTAATGGGACCACCCCGTGTCCTTAAAGAAGATGCTGACGGTGTTCTAGTTGATTGGGACTTTGAGGCTGATGGTCTCATTGGTAACGGTAGTAAGGTTGTAGCAAAACTAGATGTATGGGACGGTAAGTTGACTACCTTAGAAGCAGTTAAGGTTGTAGAACACGTACCATACGAAGCGTCAGACGGGAGTGCTTTCTAATGACTAAAGCCACCATCATCTTTGAAACCTCGGAAGAGGTAGATGGGTACGAAAGTAAGACTACTATTGAGCGTCACAATGTAGACACTCTTGAGAATCTTGCATACTTATACAGTGAGGCTACAGTGGCAGGGGGTTGGACTTACATTAAGGCAGTGGCCCTAGAAAAAGAGGATGAGACTATTGTCTGGTCCGACATTTGAGCCAAAGCATGTCTTAGTTGATGGTGACATTGTTGCGTACAGGGCTGGGTTTGCCTCAGAGGGTAAGACCAGTGCAGATGCAGAGGACAAAGTAGACGAGGTTATGAACTTTATAGCTTCCAACACTATGTACTTCCCTGTGCCTGACAGGTTCCATACGTTCTTAACTGGGGCTGATAACTTTAGGTTCGCCATAGCTAAGTCGTACCCCTACAAGGGGAATAGGAGTAAGTCAGAGAAGCCTGAGTATCTGCAACATTCAAGGGATTATCTAGTGTCTAAGTATAACGCAGTGGTAAGTTACGGGGAAGAAGCTGATGATCTTATAGCCATAGCTGCCACTAAGTTTGGTCCTGATACTGTTGTGGCCTCTATAGATAAGGACATGCTTCAGATACCTTGCTGGCACTATAACTTTGGCAGGGATGAATGGTCACAAGTAGATGAGTGGGAAGGCTCTAAGTTCTTCTATACTCAGATACTAACTGGTGATGCAGCCGACAACATTAAAGGTATCAAAGGCGTTGGACCTGTTAAAGCTGGTAAGTTGTTAAAGGATTGTACGACAGAAGAAGAACTGTGGTACGCTTGCTTAGAGGCTTATGAGGGTGACTATGACCGTGTAGTGGAAAATGCCAGACTACTGTGGCTAAGGAGAAGAGAGGAAGAGTTATGGGAGCCTCCAACAGTGAGAGACGGAGACACGCAATAAAGAATGGATACCGCTCTGGCTTGGAGGAAGACATCTCTAAGGACTTGATTGGACGGGGTGTAGACTTTGAGTATGAGAAGCTAAAGATACAGTGGCAACTTATAGAGCAGAAGACCTACACCCCAGACTTCAAGTTACCTAATGGTATCATCATTGAGTCAAAAGGTAGGTTTGTTGCAGCGGATCGTAAGAAGCACCTTAAGGTTAAAAGTCAGCACCCGTTCCTAGATATTAGGTTTGTGTTTTCTAACTCTAGGGCTAAGTTAAACAAGGGTGCAAAGAGTACCTATGGGGATTGGTGTGACAAGCACGGTTTCTTGTATGCAGATAAAAGGATACCCGACGAATGGTTAAACCAACAAAGTTAGCTACCTTTAAGGTGCATCAAGTAAAGGATGGCCCATACCAAGATGAAGAGGAGGGGTTGTGGTGGTTGTTATGTTGGGTAGAAGACTGTGACCCAGTGGACGGAGAGGATGTTATGTTTGATGAGGAGATACCATTCTCTACATTCACTAACGCATACAACTTCAAGAAACACTTTGAGAAGTCTATTGACCCTATCTTGATAGAGTTCAATGTAGGAATGGAGGTGAAGTATGACGGGTAAAACAGCTATCGTATTCTCTTGCGCCCATGTAGACCCTTCAGTGGGAAATGAGCGTTTTGATTGGCTAGGCGAACTAATCTATGAGGTCAATCCTAACTACATCATTGACTTAGGTGATGGTGCAGATATGAAGTCTCTTAACACTTATGACACACGCTACCCACAAGCTATGTGCGCTCAAAGTTACGAGGCAGATATTAACCACTACAACGAAGCTATGGACCGCCTGAGACGTAAGCCCAGTACCCGTAAGTATAAGGTGCCACAATGGTTTGGGTTTGAGGGCAACCATGAACATCGTATCAAACGTGCCATAGCACATGACCCACGACTAGAAGGAGACAAGTATGGCATCTCATATAGCCACTTACAGACAGATCACTGGTTTGATGAATACCATGAATACGAGAACTCAGCACCATCTATAAGGGACTACGATGGAATATCATATGCTCACTACTTCAGTTCTGGTAATTATGGTACTGCTATGTCAGGGTTACATCATGCCAATGCACTAATGGCCAATAGGAACCACAGCAGTACGTGTGGGCATAGTCACAAGCGAGACCTTAAGTTTAGGGATGGGGCGCACCCTAGTGGTATCATGGGGCTTGTAGCGGGGTGTTACAAGGGTGCAGCAGAGTCTTGGGCTGGGCAAGCTAACAACGATTGGTGGAAGGGTGTTGTCATTAAGAGGGACATTTCTAATGGCATGTACGACCCTGAGTTTGTATCAATTCAACGCCTAAAGGAGATGTACGGTAATGGGGAAGCGTTCTAATTTTGAGCGAGTGCCAAGGGACTACTATCCTACCCCAATACAGGCTGTAGAGCCTCTGATCCCTCACCTGCCATACTCCTTCGATTACTTGGAGCCATGTGCAGGTGACGGGAGACTGATCTCTCATATAAGCCAGTTAACGAGTGGACTAGGGGAATGTATAGGTGCCTACGACATAGAGCCAAGACATGACTATGTACAGAAGATGGATGCGCTAACTATAGAAAGTGTCTCAGGTAGTTTTAGCAAGGACTTCTTTGCTATTACTAACCCACCTTGGGACAGGAAGATACTACACCCGTTAATAGATAACTTCTTAGGTATATGTCCTGTTTGGTTGTTGTTCGATGCAGATTGGATGCACACTAAGCAGTCAGCTACCTTTATGACCTACTGTAAGACGGTGGTAAGTGTAGGAAGAGTTAAGTGGATTGAGGGAAGTAAGAGCCAAGGCAAGGATAATTGTGCTTGGTATCTCTTTGACTACAGTAATGAAGAACAGACGCAGTTTTATGGGAGAATGATACAATGATTATGAGCCACAAGAGTATGGAAGCGTTCCGAGAGTACAGTGATTGGGTAGAGGATAAGATCATTACTGAGGGTAAAGACCGTCTGATGGAAAATGCTCTAGGTCTTATGGGTGAGGCTGGGGAAGTAGCGGAGAAGATTAAGAAGAGTATGCGAGACAAGACTGAGGTTACATCTAACGACATTGTAAAGGAACTAGGTGACGTTGTGTTCTATGCTACAGCCTTATCTAACTACTACCATGCTAACTTGGGTGTGACCATCCTAGAGAACATTAACAAGTTAGATGGCCGTGAGGCACGTGGAACAATTAAAGGTAGTGGTGACAACAGATGAATTGGATTACCCGATACTACAACTACCTAAATACTTGGCGGTTACACAGGGAAACTATCAAGCAATTAAATACTATGACTGATGCTGCCTTAAAGGACATAGGCATCAACAGAGGCGATATTAACCGTATGATCTGGCTAGACGAAGATATGATCCAAAGAGGAAAAAAGAAATGAAAAGCAACTACCTACCTACAGACTACCAGACTTTTATCGCCACTAGCCGTTATGCGCGTTGGTTAGAAGAGGAAGGACGCCGTGAGACATGGGGTGAGACAGTTGGTCGGTATATGACTAATATCGTATCTCCTTGGCTAACCCCTACGCACCAAGAAGAGATTAGCAGTGCTATCCTTAGCCTTGAAGTTATGCCATCTATGCGTTCACTCATGACTGCTGGTAAGAGTTCAGCAAGAGATAATACGTGTATGTATAACTGTTCTTACTTACCCGTAGATGATCCTAAAGCCTTCGATGAGGCTATGTTCATCCTGCTCTGTGGTACTGGTGTCGGGTTCAGTGTTGAGCGTCAGTTCATTACTAAGTTGCCAGAGGTTCCCTCCCTCTTTGAAAGTGACACGACTATTGTTATCAAGGACAGTAAGGAAGGTTGGGCTAAAGGTCTCAGACAAGTTCTGGCTCTCCTGTGGGCTGGTGAGATTCCTAAGTGGGATGTATCTAAAGTACGTCCAGCGGGTGCTAGACTTAAGACGTTTGGTGGTCGTGCTAGTGGCCCTGCTCCTTTGGTTGATCTGTTTAACTTCTCTGTGTCTACGTTTAAGGCAGCACAGGGCCGTAAGCTGAGTTCTATTGAGTGCCATGACCTAATGTGTAAGATTGGTGAAGTTGTTGTTGTAGGGGGCGTTAGACGCTCTGCTATGATATCTTTAAGCAACCTATCTGATGATCGTATGCGTCACGCTAAGTCAGGTAACTGGTGGGAACTGAATAGCCAACGGGCCTTAGCTAATAACTCTGTGTCTTATACAGAAAAGCCAGACAGTATGTCATTCATGCGTGAGTGGGTCTCATTAATGGAGAGTGGATCAGGTGAGCGAGGTGTATTTAATCGTGAAGCATCGAAGAAACAGGCGGCTAAGAATGGCAGACGAAATGCAGACTACGAGTTCGGAACCAATCCATGTTCGGAAATCATACTTAGACCGAATCAGTTCTGTAATCTTACGGAAGTTGTCATCCGTGATAACGACACTCTGGACGATCTTACAAGAAAAGTCCGTCTTGCAACTATACTTGGAACCATTCAGTCAACCTACACCCACTTTCCGTACTTGCGTAAAATGTGGACTGACAATACCTCAGAAGAGCGATTGCTCGGTGTGTCTCTCACGGGGATAATGGACAACCCGTTAATGACGCTAAAGAACGCAGGGCTAGGTAAGACACTACAACACCTTAAAGAAGTAGCAGTGGAAACAAATAAGGAGTGGGCTGAGCAGTTAGGTATCCCAGTATCAACAGCTATAACTTGTGTTAAACCATCAGGTACGGTTTCACAGGTTGTGGATTCTGCCAGTGGGATTCATGCAAGACACAGCCCATACTATATTCGCACAGTAAGAGGAGACAACAAAGACCCGTTAACACAGTTTATGATGGATCAGGGTATCCCTAATGAGCCTGACGTAATGAAGCCTGACGCTACAACAGTGTTTAGCTTTCCTATGCGGTCTCCTATGGGTGCGGTACACACAGCCGATACGACAGCCTTAGAACAGCTAGAGATGTGGTTGATGTATCAGAGACATTGGTGTGAACATAAGCCTAGTGTTACTATTAACGTCAAGTCAGAGGAGTGGTTTGCTGTAGGTGCATTTGTGTATGAACACTTTGATGAAATGTCAGGTGTATCATTCTTGCCCTTCAATGAGCATACATATCAACAGGCACCATATCAGGAGTGTGCAGCTACAGATTATCATATACTACTTGATCAGATGCCTAGAAGTATTGATTGGAATAAACTGTCTGAGTATGAACAAGAGGACAACACTTCAGGTATGCAAACTATGGCCTGTACAGGAGATGTATGTGAGATGGTAGACATTGGATAACTCAGAATTAGTTAAGCCAAGTAGGTCACGTAGAAAGACTAAATACAAGGGTGCAGGTCAGAGGGAAACTTCTGGCCTCACCCCTAAGACAGACAAACAAAAGGAGTTTATAGATGCACTTAAAGAGTTCAGTCAGGTGTTTGTATTGGGGCCAGCAGGAACAGGTAAGACCTACATTACTGCCACCGTAGCTGCTGACCTGTACACCACTAAGAAGGTAGACAAGATCGTCATAACCCGTCCTATGGTGTCTGTAGGCAAGGACATGGGGTATCTTCCCGGAACCTTAGAGGAAAAGGTTCAACCGTGGGCTTTACCTGTATTGGATGTACTACAGAAACATCTAGGGGCTGGCACAGTGGAAACTGGTATCAAGTCTGGTAACATTGAAATGGCACCTATGTCTCTTATGAGGGGTCGTAGTTTTGATGATGCTTTTATAATAGTTGACGAAACACAGAATATAACTACCCACGAGTTAAAGATGTTGTTGACAAGAGTTGGAGAATGTTCTACAATTGTCCTTAATGGTGATGTACAACAATCAGACTTAAAGGAAGCAGATGGTCTATCTAAGGTTATACACTTAGCTAAGAAGCATATGCTACCTGTCTCTATAATTGAGTTTGGTGTTGAAGACATTATCAGAAGCGATATCTGCGCTCAATGGGTAAAGGTATTTATGAAGGAGAAACTATGATATATGTGTATATAGTAGTACTTAGTATTATGAAGGACGGGGAACCACACTTCTCTGTACGCGCACCTAATGCAACTTACAAGACAGAAGAAAGGTGTCAGGCTGTAAGGGAGTTAAACATGCTTTACTTACTTGAAACTAAGCCTGACCCCAAGGCAAAGTTCTTTAGTCAGTGTGTAGGCTTACCATTTAACATGAAAGACAAAGGAGACTTGTGATGGGGGATGTTGTTGAACTTAAAACTGTCCCCAAAGAGTTATCTGAGGTAGACAAGCAATACCTTGAACTAGAACGACAACAAGAATTAATAAAAGAACAGGCTAAACTTATAAGAGGTGACAATGGCTAAGTGGAAAGAGTTAAATAACGTAACCGATATGGTCAACAGTCCACCTCACTACGGTACTGGTGTCATAGAGTGTATCGACTATATAGAGGACTTCTTAACCAAGGAAGAGTTCATAGGATACCTACGTGGGAATATAGCCAAGTACCTACATAGGTGGCGATATAAGAACGGTATAGAAGACCTAAAGAAAGCTGAGTGGTATGGTGCTAGATTGATTAAGGTGGTAGAAGAACATGGAGATACCTGATCTATCCTCTATCGTGTTGGTCGTACAGACATTGTTAATACTGTGGTTAGCTGGGAAGGTAGATAGGCTAGAGAAAGACATAGACTTTAAGATGAAGGTTCCTATGTACGCTCTGTTTAGGCACTTAGACGAGGAACACAACAAACCATAAAAAAAGCCCCTGTATCCTTGAGTGGACGCAGGGGCTTTACTATTTTGTATATACACTTGTATTTATTTGTTGCCGAAGAATTTACTTACTGACCTTAGTCCTATGCTGGCACTAACAATCCCACCAAGGGAAATTTGATACCACTGTGGCATTGATTCAAGGGCGGCAAAGCCATTAGCTACTACATCTTCTGCCCAAGCAAAAGGTAAGAACGCAAGTACAAGTGGCACCGAGAATAGAAGTGTAATCCATTCATCTTTCCAAGAGTTCTCCGTAGACTTTATAGCCGCTAAGTCCCAATCAATTTCCCCAGTTAATTGCTTTTTCCTAATCTCTGCCTCAGTTAGCTTGAGTTGTGTCTTACCATCAATTATACTCGTAGCTAACCCTGAGAGACTGCTAATAATTGCTCCAATCATTTCTTGTTACCCCCGTTAAGATACAAACCAAACCAAGCTGCCCCTGCGCCAACTATAACACTAACGAATCCTGCTTGGGCATTGTTTGGCGAACTTAAATCCATAAACCAGTTACAGGTTTGATAGAACACAATCATGTAACTTAGTATAAGTAGCCTTGGTGCAATTCGCCATGCGTCTAGTTTCTCTGGTGTCATTCAGCGTCCTTTCAATCCGTCTATAATTTCTTGTGCAGAAGGTCTACGTTTCTTAAAGTCGTATACACATTCAAAACTCTGAGGGCATTGTCTGTAAGCAGCCCCATACTCATACTTAGGTATCAAAGGTGTAGGGAAGAACGTAGCAGATGATCCGTTAGGTCCACGATACCAGCACTGCTGTACACCCATTATAGCAATACGTTTCCACAGCTTACAGATGACCATCTTAGGTTCTTTAGCTTCTGATACCCCTACAGTGGAAATTAAGAGTGTCGCCAACAATAATGCTTTTACCACGAACCTGTACCTAACCCAATTAAATATACTCCACCAAACACGACAAGTAAGATACCTAGAGACAAGGCAAACATGCCTAAGTTATTAATCATCTCTTTCTTAGCTTCCATAGCCCTGTAGACAGTCTCTTCACGTTCTTTTCTGATCTGCCTTCTTAACTTAATCATTTCGTCCCAAGTATTAGGGCCAAAGCGCATATTCAAAAGAAACATCAACTCTTTTTGTTGAGCCGCTAGTTTTTTCTTATGTACGATTATGTCAAAGGCTTCCTTCTCTATACTATCACCAGCAGTTAGCTTCTGTATAGTTGAAGGTGTCTTTCTTTGTTGTTCAGCTTTAGCAAGATCAGAGGCGGCTCCGAACCACTCTCCTAGCTGCCCCATAACGTCTTCTATCTCTCTGCCATGTTGGACTAATTTCTTAGTCATTGTGAAGGCGGCAGTACAGGCTGATATTGCCGTTATGGGGTCTAGCATTAGTCTCTCTCCATTACCTCAAGCATCCTTTCAAGGGACTCTTTAATTCCCTTTATGTTCTCTTCTATCTTTCCTAGCTGTACGGCTTGGGTAACTGAGGATGTTTCAACAGCCTTAACATCAGCACTTATTCTAACTATAGATGACGAGTTAGCATCTACATCTGCCCTCATCTGTGATATACTCCAAACTATCATTGCAGCTTGTAGTACTAAGGCAAACAACAAACTTGCCGATATATTTTTACCCATTACATAGCACTCTTCTCCCCCCCTAGTCACAGGGGTAGGCTTTCCAGTCTAGCTGAAAATGAGGACCATCCGGGAACTTCTTCCAATCACCACCCCAAACAATCTTAATGTCTAACTCCTCTGCTGCCTTCTTCATTGCATCACCAATAGGGTAGAACTCGTCCCACTCCCATGATACAGGATAAGGCACAACATCTACTGCATGTCCTGTCAGGTGACGAGACTTAAGTGTAGTTGACTTGCCTGTCTTCTTAAGCATACGCTGACGTTCAATGTTACGAACACCCTCAGTTACACTAAAGTCTTTTTCACTAATCTCTAATGCTCTTACAACAACAGCAACCATATCGGGATGTACCCCAGACAAGTTCTGCTTACTTCGTAGTCCTAGTTTGTATCCCATTGGTTGCTCCTTAAGATGGTTTAGTGGGCCAGTCGTTATCTTGTAGATTAGGCCAATTAGCGTGTGTAGTTATGTCCCGAAGGTGTTGGCGGTAAACAGCCCATGAAACTTGGTCTACTGGTGCATCTAATACCTGTGTCCAGTCAGATGCTAAAAGGAGTTGATTCCTATCACTACGAATTTTTGCAGATAGGTCAAGTAAATCAACAGGTTGTTCAATATAGGGTGCAGCAACATCTTTTGCTTGGTTGAACACCTCTAAGCCTATCAACTCTACATCATCTGGACTTGCTGTAAACGGCACCCAGCCATAATGAGGGTGGTTTATTTCGCAGTCAATAGACCCCACTATATTATAATTTGCGTTACGATATTCCATTTAAGAGATCCTTAACCAAAGTGTTGCTCCCCACAAGCTTTGTTGACCCGGAGAAGATGAGAGTGCGTCTTGAGTCCCCATACATCTCCAAGTTCCTGTTAAAGCTGAACCTAAACTTAGACTAGTCCTAACACCCCCGCCAACTTCTTGGCTCCAAGTGGCAGATGTTGTCTGCAATGATGACCCCGATATAGTAGAGCCGAAAGCAACATCACTACCAAGCGTTGCAAAACAATAGGTTCCAATAGCACCAGATGCCGTGGGCTGAGTGTAAGAACTAGTATTACTATCAATAGCAGCTTTAACCTTAGCTGGAGACACAAGGCTCTCAGTAGTACCTGTGCCAGCTTGCCACGTAGCTGTCGATTGATCCCCAATAAGACCAGTTTGACTTCCACCAGAGTTTACCACTTGTGTGTCATCAAAGATTCGGAATGCGTCAGCACTTTGGTCTAAATAACCTACACTAATCCAAGCATCATTAGCTTCAGCTCTCATTTTTAGGGTGTTGGCTGTTGTGTCGTACCAAAGCATATTAGCTAAGGTAGTAGCGGGTGAAGTTGAACCGCTGTTAACACTGCCGAGAGCCTTTAGTGCAAGGTTAATGTCTGCCCTAGCTGATGATGCAGTCTGATTAGCAATATCTAGGTCGTGTTGGCTCATACTATTCGCCTTTCTTAATATTCAACCGCTACACTAAGTGCAGACACGGCTGGAGTGAAGTTGGTGTTAGTGCTAGCAAGCGCAGCTTTAAATCTAAAGGCACGGCCTACGATAAAAGAACCATTAGCGGGGAGGTAACTTCCCCATGTAGGTGATCCTGCTGGGTCATCACTAGTGGAAGAGACAAAGACTTGCACAGATACATCACCAAAGTTTGCTGCCTCGTCGGTCCAAGTGTCCCAGTTGTTAGGCCAAGTATCCCAGTTCTGAGGTATATCGTCCCACAACAGAGTGCCATCATCGAAAGAGCGAGTGAATGTGCGTGAACCTGTGACCCGTGCGTTTCGGGAAGTGCCAGTGTCAATGTAGTTATTAAAGAAATAGTCTCCAGTGGGTTCAGCAGCAGATGTGTTATCAATCTCAAGATTTCCTGATGACACAACAGTGTTAGTCTTACTTCCAGAGAATGATGGGTTTTCTGTCTCTGTTATAGTTACACCAAGTTGGGGAATCTCGGTAGGTAGGACTACAACAATTGTTGGGGATACACTAAAGTTTCCCTCTTTGTCGTAAGCCCTGATAAGAAAAGTACCAGAACGTGCGGGTACTGTTGCTGAGGTAGCAGGACGACCAATCTTCTCAATAATAGTTGTAGAGTTAGACCAAGTAGCACCTGTTGTATTTGAGTTGTGTTTAACCTCATAGTGACTTAAGTCAGGGTCAGGAATAGGGGGCCACGATAGAAATAGTGTACCTCCTGATATTTCATGGTTAATACTGGCAACATCAGATGGGTCTCCTATAAAGGCGTTAATTTCTACATTAAGCAGATATTCAAAGTCTCCCCTGATGCCAAAAGTATTTATAGCCCTAGCTCGAAAGTCATAGTCAGAAACTTGTAAGTCTCGTACTTTAAACTCACCCAAAGGCCCCTGACCAAAAGAAGAGTAAGTTGATTCAGTTGACAGCTTGTACTCTACTTCTACATAGTCAATACCCTCTGGGCGACTTGATGTAACTGTAGCTACAGCTATATTAGATACTTTTTGATTGCTAACTTGAGCCTCAGCCAACACAGCCAGTCCGACAGAGGGAACACTAAAGGGTGATAGGAGGGTTGTATTATCTCTTTCGTAAACGGCACCATCATCAACTTCATCATATACAGATTCAGCAGTCTCACGCAGGGTCATGTCTACCTGTAAGTCAAGACCATCAGTAAGACCAAAGCTCCAAGCTATAACTTGAAACTCTTTGTTAGTCCAACCAAAACGAGAGTTAGTTAAGCGAATGTTATCTCCAACCTGTAACTGCAAAGTCTTAAGACCAAAGGCTGCGTTTATGGTAAGCTGTTGCCTGTTACTCTCCAGCGAAATTCTAGCGATACGTCTAGCTTCAATAGAGTTATCAGTAAAGGGTAGATCAACATCAGCTACAGACACCTGTCCATTATCAGCTTGAACAGAATCTACATTGCTAACCTCTGGATAATCTGTAGTCTGCCAATTGCTCTCCTCACCACGAAATGTACCCTTAACAGTGTTAAAGTTATTTCTACGGGAGTGCCTAGTAGATACGCTTATGCCAGAGCGTAGGTCATCTTCGTCAAGGTCTAACACAGGTGTAGTCCAGTAGGCTGGCTTCATACGCCATTCACCCTGAGCATACCACATACTGCCATCCATAGAGGTAAGCAGACTGTTAATCATATCATAGGGTGTAGAGGCTGTAGTGAAAGCACCATTACAAGTATACCGAGTAGTACCAGCATCTGTGTTAGTCTGGTCACACACGTTAGCAGCAGAAATGACCAAAGCATCATCAATATTAGTTGTGTCTTCAGCTATACCATAAGAAGATGTAAGGTAATCTCTCAGGCATAGGGCTGGGTTATCTGACCATGCTGTCGTTGATGTACGGGGGTCATAGACTTTCTTGCCACTAATGGTTGATGTAATCTGAGGTATACCATTGGGGAAAGCATCAGCATCAAACTGTAGGCGTATGTACATATAGGCAATACCACGGAGCCTATGTTGTGTAGTCCAATGTGCAGATTCACTTACGAGAAAACTATCGGCAGCTTGATCGGATGCACCAAGATGTAGCTTAATACGAATCTTACCATTGTATTTACTTGGGGAGGTAACAGTTCCGTTAGCAGTCACCGTAGCTATTTCATCGTTAATATAGATTTCATCGAAAGATTCAATCTCATGCCCAGCGACAGCAATGATCCTATGTAGGTATTTGTTGTTTGTACCTGTAGCTTCATCGTATATACGAGCGCCACCAACACGCATCTTACCATAGATAATCTGATGGTCTAGTGCTGTACCAATAGCTGTAGTTTGATAGCCACGGTTAGAACCACCTACACCACCAACAGAAGGCCTAGGTGTGAGTGCCTTGAGTGCAGCACCAAGGACAAAGCTAACGGCAAAAGTGGTGGCAAAAGTTGATAGAACAAACGTAGTTGCAAGTGCTTGTGCCGATGCTGCTGCTAGTGCTGCTATCGCAGATATAGCCATGTCAATCCCCTATAAACTTAGAATATACACGTTCAATAGGCTTGAACTTTAGCCGTTCCAGAACCTTGTCAAAAGGTTTATGTGTCTTTGTGTTAATCAGGAGTACAGATACGCCATCTTCTTTAAGGCACTTCTCAGCAAACTTGATTAAGCGAATACCAGCGAAACCCTTGCGGTAATCCTTGTGCATGTAGATAATGTCGTTATCTGCAAACAGGTGGTCTTTGTAGTGAATGTTAGTACCCAAGATAACAACAAAGTAACCAACAAGTCTATCGCCATCCCTAGCTGTAAATATCTTAAGTTTACCCTGTGTCTCTAAGTTGTGATATGCGTTCCAGTCGGGATTTAACTTAATCTTGTCTTGGTTAAGTGCTATCTCTTCCCAATGGAGTTCTATCAAGGTTTGTGTGTCTGATTCAACTTGACTAAGAAACTCTTGTTGATACTTAACCATCCGCTGATCTACCCCAAGGTATCTGCTTGTCCTGTAGGTCTTCAATGAAGTCTAACCCAAGATCGCCGGGGTAAATTGACTTCTGATAACCAGAGGTAAACCTAGCCACTCTAGCCCTTTCGAGGTCAACCAGCTTGTTCTCCACTATGAGTGATACAGTAGAGGTATCAGCATCCTCTTGGATATTCATCTGATCCATGTAACCGGAGAAGATTTGATTAAACCCAGTAGAACCATCTTGAATGTTAATCTTTGATCCGTCTTGTAGGAGAAGGAAAGAACCACTCTCTTGTAGGATAGCACCAGTAGAAAATGTACCAAAGTAGATGTTACACACACGACCCTGATAAGGCTGGCTGAGTGCTAGGGATAGTACTTCTGAGGGTACACCAGTTAGGGTAAGAGTTGCCCCTTTAACGGCCATCTCTGAGGTCTCTTCAATAGCTGAGATACTCAAGAGGGTGCCTAAGCCAACCCATTGAGTACCATCCTCAAGAACAAGAGTACCTTGACCTGTCCACATACGAAGTGTATTGGCTCCATCAAACAACAGTTCAACAGCAAAGAAAGGGTATACTACATTTGCTTCAATGTTTTCTATTGTGATTGTAGACAGGTCTCTAGACATTTTATGCGTTCTCCAATGCGGTAATTCGTGCCAATGCTTCTTGTAGTGAGGCTACCAACAGTGGCACCAGCTTGCTCTGGTCTATCCCCTGCATGTCAGGGACTGAACGAGTACCCGTTACAGCGGCTGTAGTTTCCCGCCATTGCTGACCATCTTCTAGTGTCTCTGGTTGCTCTACATCTGCGCTGTGAATAACCTCGTCTACTGCATCATAGGCTTCATGGACTGCTGCTTGGGCAATAACTTCTGCTTTAATAATATTGCCATCAACATCGTAGTAAGCAGGACTAGCTTCAATAGCTGCGGATACTTCGTTAAATCCTGCCTCTACCCCAGCAGTATAGATGTCACCTGTTGCTGCTGATACCTGATACTCTTCGTCCATCATGCCGTCTTTAGTGCCAGTGACACACTCAGGAACTACAGCTTGAGCCTCATGTGCAAGGAAACCATCAACCCTAGTTCCATCAGATA